CTAGGAACTTTCTTTGCGCACAGCCGGGCGCCATCGTAAATACAATGATCGGAGGAACGCTCCATGACTGTAGATCCCCAGGGGTCCACTCTCCACTCTGACTGCAGTTCCAATGCAGACGCATGGCAGTAACTACCCCCAGTTCCTACTTTTTCTTCCAGGACCAGTGAGATCTGGCGTACTTGTAGTTTTGGTGAGGCCCGCACAAACCTAGCCACCATAGCATTCCAGCTAGGCGGTGGGATCTGCGTCATGCGGAACTCAAGCTCGCGTGATTTTGGCATTTCATTGATGAGATCTTGGATCTGCGAAAAAAACTGCGGGCCATGGAAAAAGGCCTCAGCTTGCGCGGAGGCAATGGCCGAAGCCATCTGCTCTTCAGCACTGACACTGTGCGACGGCACAGTGTAGCACAGCATCTTGTAAATGCTCCTTCGATCAAGTGCAGCCACTTTCATGCCAGGAAACGCTTCGTGGTCCACAAACTTGCGCTTAAGGAAGGTGACTTCCCCAAGAGGGATGAAAGGTCTTGAAGCAGCATCTTTCTCCGCCATGGTGTAAGTGATACCAATAGATGCGAACACTGACTGTATGGCGGTGTGATTGTATTCTGGGCGCTCTGGGTGAACCTTGAGGTACACATCATCACCAAGCGTGTTGCAAAACACTCTCTCAAAAAACTCTTCGGCAAGCGCATAGTATGTGTCGTAACTAGCATTCTTAGCATACACAACGACATATGCGTACATGTGGAGCAACACATTTGCGATGCAATTGAAAAATGTGGTGAGCTGTTGGCCGGAGGCCTCACCACCAAGAAGTGTGATCAATTCACCAAAGAAATTTATGGTAGCATTGCTAATGTCAGCAAGTTCCACACGGAGTGCCATGAGTTCCTCTTCACTGTAGTTGTGTGAGATCGTCGCGACCCACTCGATGACCTTACTAACGGCCTTGCTGATGAGAAGCCCAAGGGCACTTTCAAACGCCTTGAAATCTCCAGCAATCCAATTGTCCCCAGGAATTCGG